CAATCAACTAGAAGACTCAGACCTCAAGGTAAAACCTCCAAGAGGTTATCTAGCCTGACACCTGATGGTCTACGCAAGAGGGTTCTTGACGCATTGCCTTTATGGGAGTCCTACCCTAGGTGGTTCAGGAGAGTATTGGTTTTGCTGCCGACCCATGGTGACATATTCTCGATAGCAGAAGAACTCAACACTACGCCTGATGAACTGCAAGGCATGATAGAGAAGAGACCTACATTCTCAAAGCTTGTGAAGTTTATTCAGGATAATGGGCACTACCCTGCCTGTGCATCAACCAAAGAGTATTTGAAACATGCCAACCTTGTTGAGCACTATGCAAACGAGAGCACTGTGTCTGCTGTGATACACTTAGAAACAAATGCAGGACAGGCACCAATCAATCACAAGATTGTTGACGCTGCAGGATGGTTTGCAAACATAGAGAATGACACAGAAAGAGTGCGAAGGCAACAAGCCCATGCACTTGACAAATACGAGAAGAAGATAGATTCTGATGCTGTGGTTGAAGAAGTAGAAGAAGGATTGCAACCCTTTGTAAGAGACATCAACCCGGAGGAACAAGATGGCAACGAAGAGAGTAAAGTTTCCGAGGAGACAAGCACTAAATAGGGCTGTCCCCAAGTATACTCCTTCGCCTTGGCAAGAGGCACTACACCGTAATCAGGCAAAGCGTAAATGGGTCTGGGCTGGTCGTAGAGCAGGCAAAGGTAGAGCAGCCATTCAAGAAGCTATCTCCACTATCCTAGAAGCAAGCAAGACTAAGTTTATTGTCAAAGGTGAGGACGTCACCGACACCCTAGTTCCTGACATACACATCTGGACTGTTGCACCAACCAAGGCACAGATGAGACAGGTGTGGAATGAGATGAAAGCCTACATACCCAAGTACATGTGGAAAGGTTATGATGGCAGGGCTGGTGGTCGTGGTGGTGCGTGGCATGAAGATGAATTTTATGTAGAATTAGAAGTAAGAACCCCCAACGGGGGGTTTGCAGCCGATACTGTACGCAAGAGCGTACTTTGGGAACTACGGTCTGCAGACAATCCCGAAAGTTTGCAGACTGTAGGGCTAGACTTTTTACACATTGCAGAAGCACAAGATGTCAAGAAAGTAGCATGGGACAAGGTAGAGTGGGTAACAGAGTCACCCGGCAGAATGGGCAGAGTCTTTGCAGAAGGCATCCCCCCTATCGCAAGGTCACACTGGTTCTCTAGGCAGTTTATGTATGCAGAGAACAACCCGTCATTACAAAACCTTGCTGTGCGTGCAACAAGCTTTGACAACATGTATTTGACTGATTCGCAAAAAGACAACATACGTCAACAAAGAGAAACCACAGCAGAGTGGATATGGGAGCGTATGGTAATGGCAAAGCAACCTGATGTCGGTGGTGGATTCTTCAGAAAGATAGAAGACGCTGCTGTTGGCATGGAGCTTGCAAAACCGATTGAAGGACATGCTTATGTAGCTGGTCTTGACCTTGGTAAACAGGTAGACCCGACTGTGCTAATAATCAAAAACAGGATAACTAGAGAAAGTGTGCACAGTATTGAAATGTTAAAAACAGACTGGGTGTTGCAGAAAGAAACTCTGCTTGCCGAGCTTGCACAATGGAACTGTGAGACTGTAATGATGGACTCATCAGGCATGGGTGGTGATGTATTATTTGACGAATTGCTGAACCTCGGTGTCCCTGTAGTTGGCAAGAAGTTTACGCCTCAAACCAAGTACCAGTTATTCTTGAACTATGCAGTCGCTTTACAAAATGGTACTGTGTCCTTTCCTCCAGAGTGGTCCAAATTGAGAAGTGAGTTAGATGCAATAGAGGTACAACAAGCTGGTCTTGGATATACCTTTAGGCACCCGAACTCTGCACATGATGACTGGGTGGATGCCGAGGTTTTAGCCCTCATGGCGTGTGACCCACCTGACGCTATGGATGATGAGTACGAGCCAGTGACCACAATAAGAACAGTTGAACCTTTGACGGAAAATAGTGTATCATACACGGGAGGACGCTTAATGCGTTGGAGGAGACAAAGAAAAGCAAAGCAGTTACAAGAACTGCGAAAGTTGACAGAGATTAGCACAAATCAGGAGTCACTCCTGCTTGACGCAATGGATTAAATGGTAAATAGTTACAGACCAACACAAATGGAATCAGACTCAGTAGCCGAAGAAACTATTGATTTACTATCTGCTCCACCACTAGATGAGCCTGCCCTTAGTGAGGCATGGGTCAAGACACAATTATCCAAAGGTGGTGCAGCATCTCTATTTGATAAATTTTATGACAACTGTGCAGAAGCAGACGAATTTTACCTTGGGGAGTTTGACTACTCCGTCCCTCTAGGGGGAACTAAAATAAACCTAGGTACTTTTCATAGTATAATAGAAACTTTGGTAGCTCATGCCTCCCCAAGATTTATGGACATTGATGTCCCTGCCCCAAGCCCAAGAGCAACTGCCAGAGCAGAACTTATTGAAAAGTTCCTAAATGGTGCACACCACATGCTAGAACAAAACACTCCTGTAAAGAGAGAGATTGTAAAACATCAAGGTCTTTATGGTGTGTCGCTAGTTAAGTTTGAGTTTGCAGGTAGCCAATGGGGCGAGATGCCAGAACCACCAGAAGATGGTGTAGACATGGCAAGCTATGAGCAAAGAGTCAGAGAGATTTCAGAAAACAGGAAGTTTAAGTTTCCCATAATTTCAGAAGTAGTAAACCCACAAGAGTGTGTGTGGGATACTGCAAGTACACATCCAAGGTGGATAATTAGAAACACAGAGATAGATTCAGAATGGGTGATGGCACATTTCCCAGACTTTGAAGGAGAGGTCATGGATGGCAAGTGTGACTTTGCAGAAGTATGGACATCTACACACGTAGGTTACATGGCTAACGGCAGGTGGGCACTTGAACCTAGAAGGCACGCATACGGCAGAATACCGTGGATTATCTTTCACCCACAAACAGGAATCAAAACAATCGGCAACAAACCTGAGCACTTGTACAGAGGTATAGGTTCAGGTAACTTTGGGATGATTAGAGCCGAGTCAAGACTAGCATCTCAGTATTTAGACATCGTGGGTAGAAACGCATGGTCATCACTAAACTTCCAAGGACCAAGAGGTATGACAGAAGAAGTGATGCAAGAGTTCTCACAAGAACCCGGTGCACGTAACTACGTGCCCCCTAATGTGCGTATTGAACCACAGCAAACTGCAGAGGCACCACAATCTATATTGCAAGCGATGAACACATTAGAAAGAGCAATCGAAGCAAACACAGTGCCTGCAGTTGCCAGAGGAGAGAGACCATCTGGTGCAGCATCTGGATACCACACTGCTGTTCTTGCAGGTATAGCTAGTTTGAACTTTGGTGCGATTGTAGATGCAACAGAACGTGGCTTCCAAGAAGCTAACGAGATTATTTTAAGAATTGTTGAAGACGTAATTGGTGACACAGTTACAGTGTTTGGCATGACAGAAGCTGGTAGCACAGACGCCAAGATAAAGCCAAATGACATACGTGGGCACTATGTTAGTGCAGTTCGTCTAACATCAACAAGTCCTGAAGAACAAGAACGAAAACTGTCATTATGGAGAGATACTTGGAGAGCAGGATTTGTAGACTGGACTACTGCCCTACGAAAAGCTGGTGTGTCTAACCCACTAGAAGTTGTGGGTAACAGGATAGCTGAAGACTTCTTCAACTTGCCACAGATACAACAAGCATTCTCTCAACTAGCAGCACAGAGTCTACCGATACTGCAGCAAGCTGTAGAGGCTGCATCTCAAGGTGCAGAGACTGGTATAGACGCTGCTTCAATAGCTGAAGGGATACTTGGTGGAGCACCAAATGCTGGTCAGTTTGGTTTAGGTAATCAAGCTGCTGCAGGTGCACCAACTGGTGGACAGATAAGACCAGTTATACCGGGAAGCGTTGATGAACAAAATTTAATTGGAAGACAAATGGCTAGTCCTAGAAGAGGACCACAGCCAAGCGTGGGTGCAGATGTACCACCGGGTCTTGATAATATAGGAGCATAATGGCATACAGAGATAAAAGGTCAGTAAGAAACTTAACACCCATAGAAGCTGGGTTTGTTAGGTTCTTTGAGCTTATGGAAACATCATTTAAGAATGTAAACAGCAACTATAAAAACATTGAAGTACAAAATCCAAAACCAGTGCAAAGGAATCCACGGACTCCTGACAGAGATTTTAATAGTCCATTTCAAGGAGGAATATAATGGTAATGCCTTTTGACACATACGGTGCTTCACGAAGAGCAAGAGAAATGCAGGACGAAGTAGAAAGAAGAAGAAGGTTACAACGAGACTTAGGTAACCCTCAAGCAGATAATGCTAATATATACTCTACTTCATTTGACCCACCTCCGGGTGCAATGAATCCTTTTTCAGACCCAAATCAATCTGTTCCTCCTTCAGGCACAGGTTTTGCACCAACTCCTACAGAAGTGGTTAACAGGCAAATGTTATTTACACCATCGCAAACTTTTGTGTCTGCAGAAGAAGAAGAAAGAAACAGGCAGAGATTAGCACAAGAGGAAGCTGCGAGATTAGATGCTACACTGCGTGCACAGCAACAAGCTGCTGCAGCAACACAGTCAGGTGGGTTTGGTGGAATGCAGTTTCCAACTGCAGATAGAACTGGAGCACCGGGCTTAGCTACACCAGTGTTAACTCCACAACAACAATTACAACAACAACAAGAAGTGGATAATTTAAAAGACGGGTTAGCAAGAATTTTATTCGGAGATGTTCAGAGATTCTTAAGTGGAGCAGAATTACCTGAAAGAAATGCTTTATTAAGAATAGGAATAGGTCCTGAGCAACTTAATTCAAATGACCCAAATGTGCTTAGAGACACTATAGAACAAATTATTAATTCTAATGTTGTAGGTCAACCTGAGTTTGATACTATGTCAACAAGACTTGCTTACTTGCCTTTTGGACAATCTCCAGAACAAAGTAGATTGCAAAGAAATGTTGATTTAAATGAAAGGTTAAGAAAATTATTAGGTGGTGATGCTTCTGCAACAGACTTAAGCACCCCTCCAACAGGCACTACGCCTGCAGCTACAACTACGCCTGCAACTGCAGCAGCACCGGGTACAGTAACTCCGGGTGGTGTTGTAGGTGGCACAGTTCAGCAAGGTACAGTAGGTCAAACACCTATAGGTCAAGTATTTAACGAAGCATACGATGCTATTGCATTACTTAGAAGTGGTGCTACAGGTACTAGATTGCCTTCAGAAATTTACACACTTGCAGCACAAGAAGCACAGAGTGAAGCTAGGACTGGACCTGCAACAGACTTAATTGACACATTTAATGCAATACTTGCAGACCCTAACCAAAGAAGTTTTACTCCGTTTACTGAACTAGAACTACCTGCACAGCTTGCTGCTGAAGAACAAAGAAGGCAAGAAAACTTTGCAGATGCACAAAGGTCAGCAACACAAACTTTTGAAACAGCTCAGCTTGGCAGAGAACAAGCATTCCAGCAAGGTGAAGCACAACGTGAAAGAGACTTTGCAAGCCAAGAAAGAGTAGCTACACAAGCTTTCCAAGCTGGTGAAAGTCTTGCACAAAGAAATCTTGAAAGAGAACTGGCAAACAGCTTAAACACTACTAACACAAACATTGCTAACATAAATGCAGATGCTACAAGATTTGTTGCTGAAAGCAATAGAATATCTGCAGAACAGGTAGCACTGATTAACACAAGAAGTGCACAAGAGGTTGCTAGAATTACAGGATTAAACCAAGCAAACGTTGAATCTATCAAAGGGCAGTATGCACAAATAGTGGCTAGGCAAACAGGTCAAGACAAAGCAACCGTTCAAAGAATTATAGAAGCTGGTGCTTTATCTAGGCAAAGAGAGCAGGTTGCAAGTAATGAAAGCATATCTGAAAAACAACTACAAAACGCATTAACTTTACAGCAACTTACAGGTACAAACCAACTTGATATTGTTAACTTACAAAATCAAGCAGCAGAAAAAGTTGCAAATGCAAATAACACTAATGCACTTGAAATTGTAAAATTGCAAGGTGATGACGCTTTTGCACTTGCACAAATGCAGATTAGTAACCAGTTTACTAACCAAGCTGAAATTGAAAGATTACAGAATGAGTACCAGAAGGAACTTGCTACATTAACAAATACAACTGAAGAACAAATTGCAAGGATTAACACTGAAGCTAACGCAAGTATAGAGGCAGGAAGAATTGCTGCAGACAAAGCAGCTTACGAATCACAGCAAGCATTTCAGTCGCAAGAAGCTCAGGCTCAAAGAGATTTTGAGGCAGGTCAAGCTACGGCTCAAAGAACTTTTGAAGGTGGCGAAGCTGGTGCACAAAGAGCATTCCAACAGCAAGAAGCACAGCTAGACAGGGCTGCACAAGCTGAAAATGTAAGAACGCAATTCTTAAATGGATTGCAACCATCAGAGTTTGCAGAACTACAAAGGGATATTGCTAGAGGTGGATTGACTGTAGAAGAGTCTGAAAATCTTGCTGCACTTGTAGCGAGAGGTGGATTATCTGCAGAAGAAAGAATAGCAGAAATGAATGCAGAAAGCAGGTCAGATGAGATGAATGCGTTTATCTCGCTACTATCTAATCCGTCAGCACTTGGTGCATTCGTAACTGCAATATCTGGAGAGTTGCCATTTGATGCAGTACCTACTTTAGGTCAGTTGTCAGAAATGACTCCTAACAGAATACAATACTTACAAGGTGCATTGTCTGCTCTGGGTATAGACCCACAATCATTTATAAGAATGGCACAGTCAGTTACACCACAGGCATTCCAAGAAACAGGACCATTTGGTCAGATAACAGCTATGGTAGCGTGAGGTAACTAATGCCAACGCCATGGGAAAAATATCAACAGAGAAGAAATAATCCATACCGAGGTGGTAGTGGATTTAAAGGTAGAGCATTAGCTCAAGCCAAGATAAATGAGTATCAGTATCCATACGAAATGGGTAGTGTTACATCTGTAGAAGTTGACCCAGAGATAGAAGAGCAGAAACGTAGAGAAGCAGCAGAGGCACAGAAACAAAAGATGCGTGGAATACTAAGTGGTCCAGCAGCATTGTTTCCTAACTTGCAAGATTTAAAAACAGGAGAAGGCTTAAAGCTTGGTGTCGATGAAACAGCTCTTCCAAAAAGAGAGCAAGAAATAAGTGGCAAACAAAACCCTTTTAAATGGGCATTATCTAAAACAGTTGCACCTACCCTAGAAAAATGGCAAGAGCTTACAGAAGCCACTGCAGGTTTAGTTGCTACCCCTTTTAGTAGTGAATTGCAATCTCTTAAAAACCAAGGTGTATCTGCAGGTGACAGGTGGAGAGCAATAGACTTGCCTACTGCAAGAATAGGTAAGCCTAAAGGTGAAGGTTTTGGATTTGATGTTGGTGTGAAAGGTGCAGTTGAATTAGTTGTTGACCCTGTAGGTTGGGCAACTACTGTTATGCCAATAGGGTTAGCGTTCAGGGCTGCATCATATCCTGCAAGAAAACTAGGAGCAGTTGCAGGAAAATTGACTGGTGTAACAAAATTATCAGAGTCAGGTAAAAAAATATACGCTCAAGCAGTTAGACAAGCTGACGATGTAATTAAGGCTGAAATGGATAATGTATCGCAAGATATATTTACAGAGTTATATGAAAGAAATGTTTTAAATGGTCCAACAAAAAATGGTGGTCTTGGCAAAATTGATGAAGCAAGAGTTATGTCAGAACCAAACCCTGACTTAAACATACTCATGAACTACGATGAAATCATGAGCAGTAAAGACCAAATTGGTTACGTAGATGGATTGCTTGCATATATTAATGATAGAGCAACTGCAGCAGAAAAAAGAAGAAGTGGAACTTTTTTTAGAGCCATGAATAACGCTGTGCAAAAGTTTAGACCAAGTGTTGCTAAAAGAATGAGTGCAGAGGGCAGGATAGAAACTTATTACAATCAATACATTACTGCAATACCGACTGCAGCAAGATTAGCTAAATCTGAGTTAGAAAATATTGACCATGTTGACTTATTTGATTTAAAAAGAAAATCTTTGTCAGCTAAAGTAAAAGCAGACTTGCCTGAAGGTGTAAAACCATTAGAGTTTCAAATAAACGAACAAGCATTTATTACACCTAAAATTAACACTGAAACAGTGGCTTTTGCTGACGATGGCAATGCCACAAATTTAATTAAAGGAATTAAGGCTTTAACAGATGATGCTATTGACACTAAAAGATTAAGGGTCTCTGTTAACACAGACACAAACACAGTAAGTTTGGCTACAGAACAAGGGTTTAGTCTGGGCACACTTAGATTAACAATAAACCCTACAAGTGGTACAGGCAAAATACCAATTAAAGGTGATGCAAAAACTTTAACATCAGTAAGAAAAGAAATAGAGGAAAGCCTGCAAACGATGAACAAGCGTGCAGATGCTTTTGGGGGAGATGAAGCCCAGAAACGTTACGCAATACAAGACGATGGTCACTTTGAAGCTTTTAATAGTGCATCTTACACATTTGAACCCGAAACAACAAACGTATGGCAACTGCCAAAAATATTTGGAAAAAAGGAAGTTGAAAGACTGCAAAGGTTCAGGGAAGATGAACAAATCGCAACTAGCCTTGGCACGCTTGGTGGAAAATTAAGAAAAGAAATAGCAAGTGATATTGAGCCAATCATTAACCGTATTGGCTTAATAAACAAGCAAGTAGCACAAACAGGTAACCAGCAAGCACAGTTTGTTAGAGAAACTGCATCTATAGTTCAAGATGCAAATAGAATATATAAAAACGGAATAAACAGGTATTTTGCTGAAACACAAAACTTTATAAATAATGCAAACAAGGTTGATGATTTAAAAGGTTTATCTTTTACATTTAGAAGCTTAGCACAACAAGGTGATGAGGTTGTCCCTAAATTGCCACAAAATTTAGCACAAGCTAAAAGCGAATTGTCAGACTCATTGTATAACTTAAAGAAAAATTTTATAGAGATTAAAGATTTTGTTACTGCAGATGAAGCTTTAATTGCTTTAAGAAACCTTGACGATGGTCTAAGAAATGGTCAGCTTAGAGCAAATGTTGTTAACAGAGCTGGTGGAGGGCTAGATGAATTTTTGGGAGAAAGAGAACTTAATGGTGTTGTAAGGCAAATTATGAGGTCTTATGCACAGAAAAACCAAAACTTAGATTTTCTTATTGAGAATGGAACTAACGTATTACGAAAAAAATCAGACGCATTTACCCCTAAACTCGTATACAGAGACCTTGAAAAATTATTTGGTAAAGGTGCAAATAGAATAGGAACTACAGGTGCCAAGGCTCCTGCTGGTCAAATAATAAGAGACCTAAGAAATGAATTTAAAAAACTATATGGATTAAGTATTGAGGACACAGCATCAGTTCAAAAAGAAATGCCATTCTTGCAATTCTTGGATATGGCAGGCACAGTTGTAGGTCATTCACATAGCACAGGCAGACCAATAAGGTTATACACAACTGGGTATTTTGAGTTAACAAATAAACAAGCTAGCTACTTAGATAAATTTTATGAAGTAATGGACAGGGGTGGTCAGCTTGTTAGAGAAGAAGGTGCATTGGGTGCATTTGATGACGTTGTTCAAATGAAAACATCTAATTATGTTCATCACTTAGTTGAATCAAGAAATCAGATTATGAACGAATATCAAGTAATGGAAGAAATTATGCAAAACGGTGCAACAATTAGCCCTAAACTTGGTAAAGAATTATTCCAAAACACAAGAAGTTTTACAGATGTAATTACAGAAGGTATTGAAGCTCAAGGTATAAAGTATGCTGACAATCCTGCAGATATTGCAGAGGCTTTCCATAAACAAGTTCAAGAATCAATAGCAAACGAGCATTTAAAAAATAAAATTAGAGTTGTTGCTGCAAGAGAAATTGACAGCGTTGCAATACAAAAAAGAATACTAAACACTTTTACTAGCTCAAGAATTATAGGGCAAGGCTTAACAGGTTTTTCTATTAATAACGCAAGAGCTTTTACCGAAACTTACAAAAAGAATTATTTAAATAATAAAAACAATCAGTTATTTATAAAAAAGAATTATCCTGAATTTGCAAAAACTTTAGATGAATTAGCTGATATAGATAACCTTGACGCTACAACAATAGATGTTTTAGTAAAAAGAAACACTACAGGGGACGTTGTGAAAAGATTTTTAGATGATGTAGCAGAGAAAGAAAGATATCAACAGAAATACGTAGACAACATTAATCTTACTCTTAAGCAAACTAAATTCACCGTGCCTGAAGTTTTTGGAAAAGGAATATTTGCAAGAGAAAGAGTTGCAACACAAGAAAGGTTGCTTAGGAGATATAACGGCACAAAAAGTGGTGCAAACATATATGGCTTAGAAGATATACTTTTTGATGATAAATTAGCTACAAACATAGAAAATGCACTAGGCATATCAGAGCCCGGCACGTTTGCTAAATTTGCTGATGCAACATCTAACGTAACTGACAAGATAAGAGTATTGCAGACAGCCATTGACCTTGGTACTCCATTCTTGCAAGGTTTGCCAACGCTTGTTACAAGACCAACATTATGGGGTAAAGCAACTATTGAAATGTATAAAACAGTCTTATTCCCAAGAACAGGTGGTGCAGTACAACGAACTGCTTTTTACAGAGAAAAAAGAGATGTAATTAGAAAAATGAACAGGCTTGGAATTAATATGTCAGGCACAGGTAATGATTATTTTAGAGCTTTAGATAATGGTGGAAGCGTTGGTGATTACATAAAGGGTAAAGGTTTTAGTGATGACAATGTATTTGTAAAAACAGGTGTAGTAGCCGATAAAACTATTGGAAGATTCCAAGATGGGTTTGAACATTTTGGTGACATGTTAAGAGTAGGATTGTTTGAAGCACACGAAAGAGATGTTGTTAAAGGTTTAAGTGCTGATGCTTTAAGAACGTATGAAAGAACAGGACAGGTGCAAGATGATGCAGTTCGTAAGAATCTTGATGACTTAGGTCAGTACGTAAATCAAATGACAGGTGCTTTTAGCCACACACAGAACATGATATCTAGGCAACAAGCAAACATTGAAAGAACATTTTTATTCTTTTCACCAAGCTACACACGTGCGTCAATGGGGCTAGTTGGTAGCGTACTATCAGGTGGGCTTAAAGGTGAGGCTGCACACACAGCACTTAGAAACATGCTGGCTGCAGGTGTAGGCATGCACGTAGGAGTTGCTGCTGCACAAGCACAAGCACAAGGCAAACCTATTGAAGAATTTTTAAATTTAGACCCATCATCTTCCAGCTTCTTAACTACAGACGTTGGTGGAGTAAAAGTAGGATACGGTTCTTTCTGGAACTCATCATTTAAATTATTTGCAAGAATATTAGAGGACCCTTCTTTTAGAGGAGATGTCTTAGACTCACCATTGTTGATGACAGGTGCTGGTAGAGGGCAAGCTGGATTTGATGAATCAGGTATTAAAAGCAAGATAGCAAACAATCCTGTTGTGCAATGGCTTAGAGGTAGAAGTTCTCCTGCTGGTTCACAGTTTTGGAACTTAGGTATGGGTTCTAACTATCTTGGAGAAGAGTTATCTCCTGTATCAATAGATGCAGCACAAGAAATTGGAAGCAACTTGTTCCCGTTTTGGGCACAAAACTTTTTTGACTCAGGTTTTACTAATGGTGCAACTTCAGCTCCTTTTGAATTTTTTGGTTTTAGGACATACGAGATACCACCATGGGAAAGAAGAGATGCAATACGTGATGAGATTGCTATGTTGAGGCACGATACATTATGGAGAGACCTTAATGATTTACAGAAAAAACTTATACTTGATGACAAAGGCAACAAGAACGTACAAAGGTTAATTGAGCTTGATGAAGAAATAAAAGAGAAGAGACGAGTTGTAGGTGGTGGTGAACTTGACAACCAAATTGATGATTACTATGCAGACATAGAAAGGGCACAGCAATACTACGAATCAGAAACTAAAAAACTATTACATTTATTGCACAACAGGGTTTCAGATGAAAACGGTGTAGTTATACAAACACCTGCAGATGTTATAAGAAACGAGAAAAGAATTAGAAACGAAAAGAACACTGCAATAGAACTGCTAGATGACCCTATAGCAAACCCACAATACCAAAACGTAAAAGCATATTTTGAGTCTTTTAATAACTTTGACAAAACAGAAAGACCAGAAGACTACTTTGCAGAAAAATATGCTGATATATACTTTTCGCCAGAATGGGAAAACTTTAATTTTTATGACTTTAAAGCAAGAGACGAAGCTATAGCTGACCTTAAGAACAGATGGGGTGGCGATGGAGAACAGTTAGAACAGTATGCAAAAAACTTGTTGTTTGGCAGAAAGCTGCAGGTAGACCCACTTATATCTGAATATTACATAGGGGTCAATAAATACTTTGACCTATATTACAAGGGTGCACACGATGCAATCTTTACAAACAAGTACAGAGGTGAGTTTGATGAACTGTACGAAAGATTTAGAAAAGCAGGTGTGCGAGACCAAGAATTAATATTAGAAAAAAACAAAAGGTTTAGGAAAGCACTTAACTCGGAAGTTGGTGCAGTGAGAGAGTCTATGAGAAAAATAGACCCTGCACTAGACGCTTTCTTGTATAGGTTTAGGGTGGGTGGCATCACAAAACCTATGCACCAATTTAACCTTGATAGGGTAGATGAACTCAACCAATTAGGACACATGGACGAGTATGTTCCACAATGGAGAGTTGCAGGACAATAAATTGAATATTATAATCAAAAAAAAGAAATCATTGGAAGGCTACGGCTATGACAACAGAAAAAGATAATATTGAACAACCAGAGACTACGGTCGAGGAACCCTCTGTAGAAACTCCTGAAGAGGAGAATACAGAGTTAATAGAGCAGGCAGTGCAAGACGCAGAAGCTAAGGCAGAAGTTGAAGAACAGCCCTCATACTTAACTGAAGATGACGTTAATAGAATACTGTCAGAACGTAAAGACGCATTTGATAATGCACAAGGACGAGCTCAACAGTATACAAATCAAAAGGTTCAGGAAATTCAGGATGACGCTAAGGCACAGATAAAAGAATTTATGAACGATTTTTCATCTATATTGGACGAAGACCAAAAAGAAGTCCTAGACCAAAAGATGCAGGAGCGAGAAAGAAAAGCTAAAGAAGAGAAACTTGACCGGTTAATTGAAAACATGGACAAGCCTCAACAAGGTTCTGGCGTAACTCCTGATAATCTTGAAGACTTAGAATCGGCAGTTAAGGATACAGCAACGGCATTAGGTTTAGACATTGATGTTAGAAGTAACAAAGATGTTTGGAAAGGCTGGGATGCAGGTATGAGTTTTTCTCAATCTGTAAGAATAGCCAACGCCAACCTAAAAGCCATGGCACAAACAGGAAAAAAAGAGCCTGTACAACAAACGCCGGCAGCACAGAAAGTGCCTCCGACTACACAGGGTGCACCTACACAACCTAAAAGGGCGTATAGGAGCCTCGGTGACTTGTCGAATGCAATGATATCTGGGCAAATATCGGCAGAGGAATACAGAGCTCTAAAGAAAAAACTTTAGAAAAAAGGAAAAATTAGATGGCAACAGGATTGACATTATCGTCAAGCTCGAGTCTATCAGACATGTCAAAGACAGTTATTGCTTCGGCGATTTCTAACATTGAGCCTGCTGGTCCCACAAACCAGTTAGTGTCAAGGTATGACATTCCTCAAGGTGCAAAGCAAGTTAACATCCCTATCTGGGGAAGAAACGATGCTCACGCACTAACTGAGGGTGTAGACATTTCTACTCCACAACAACTTTCTGTTACTGTGACAAGCATTACTGCATCTGAACACGGTATCATGACTTTTGTTTCTGATAGATTAAGCAGACAAAACAACGAAGACATATTAGCACACGTAGGTGAAGTGCAAGGTGGAGCTTTAGGTAGATTACTTGAAGACGACCTAATCACATTATTCGATGGGTTCTCAAACTCAATCGGTTCTGCTGGTTCAAACCTAACATACAGAGATATTGCTGGTGCAGTATCTTTCTTAAAAACTGACAACAACTCATCTTTTGGTATGGCTCCGGGACAGCCTAACGCAGTTATGCACCCAGAACAAATCAGAAGATTCGTACAAGAAGTTACTGGCATACAGGCTGGTGGTTCTGGTATGGCTGCACAGCCTATCCCAGAAGGTATCACTGCTGACGTAATCCAAAACTACTTCAGAGGAAACGAAAGAGCATTTGGTGTGCCGATTTTCCAATCAGGTGTACTAAGCAGAGACGGTTCTGGTGACGCTAAAGGTGCAGTATTTGTACCGGGTGCACTAGCACTAGCTATGGCTCACGAAATGGAAGCTGAAGAAGAAAGAGATGCGTCATTAAGAGGTACTGAAATGGTAATGGTAGGTGAATGGGGAGAAGCTGAAGTAGCTGACCCTTGGGGTGTAGAAATGCTTGGTGCTGCTGACGCACTATAGGAGGATAAATGACGACTAACCAAGATTATTACGTTAAAGAGATTGAGACTAACGATGCTCATCAGTACACAACAATCTTTGATTCTGTTACTGGTGCACCATTCAGAGTAAAAAATGAAATGGTAGGGCATTATCTTGAGAAAGTTAAACGTGAAAATCAGGTTGTCGACAATAAACTGGTAGCTACTGGAAAGTGGATACCAGCCTTCGTAAAAACAACAAATGAAATAATTGGTTCTCCGTCTTCCGGCAAGGCTGACAAGGTAGCTCCCGTTAGTCAAGTTAAAGCTGGGAAACGAAGACGAGGTAGGAGAGGTAGAAAGAAATGACTACTCTATTAGGCAGATGGGAAACCATCGTAAAACAATTAAGGTTTGAGAATAACTGGGCTGAAGTGCTTGAGAATTATCTTAAAGAACAGAAGCTTGATGAACTTCCTGAGCCTGAATGGTCTGATGACGACCCTACCATGGCTTATGTTTATCTACCAGCTCGTTCGCTAAATGGTGAACTGGTACGGTATGACAAAACTAGAGCTAGGATGTTTCCAGAAAGCATCGTTGGGTATCTTGAGAAAGGTGGTCTTATGAAGCTCCCTGCAAAGGTTGCAGCATCTAAGACGAAAGAGCAGCTCCCCAAGATGGAAACGGAGAAACCAAAACTTGATAAAAAAATTGAAAAATTAGGAGACTTACAAGATGAGTAACACTATGGGTAACAAGTATAACTCTTCCAACGCAGAGACTCTATCTGGAGCTAAGACATTGGCAGTCACAGACGCTAAATTCCAATTCTTAGACCCGGGAGGTTCTGCAAGAAACGTAGACTTGCCTGACTTGAGAACACTAACTACTGACACAAACTCAGAAGGAACAGGTGACGCAGGTACAGACAGATACGTTGATGCTCAAGGTGGTTTCTTTTCTATTAGCAACACTGCTGATGGAAGCGAAGTAATCACTGTTAGAGGATGGAACGGTTCATCTACAACTGGAACTATATGTACACCAACTCAAAACGAGACTGCATTCCTTTACTGGACTGGTGCAGATAACGGATGGATTGGTATAGCTGGTTCTGACGCATAAGCAATGAAATGAAGTAATGGGGAGTGTTCAAAAGTTACATTCCCAACCGAACATAATTCCCACTCCCCATTACAAAAGGAGATAAGATGGCATTTGGACATCAAAAATTAACGGTAGCAGATTCTGCTGTCGGACTTACAGTACCTTCAGGCGTAAACTACGCCTGTATATCAATAGAGACTGCTGCAGTAAGATTAAGAGTTGATGGCACGAACCCTACAGCAACTATTGGGTTTCTTGCTAGTGCAGGTCAAGAACTAAAAATATTTGGTAATGACCAGCTCACAACAATTAAATTTATAAGAGACACAAGCACATCAGCTGTATTAAACATACAGTATGGTGTGAGGGTTGACGGCAATCACTGTATAGATATCAATGGGTAAATATAATAAATCAAATAAAAATAACATATTTAGAGACAAGCCAGAGATTACAATCTCAGAACACACTGTTGTAAAAAACGGTAAGAAGATGAAGATTGTAGTGCCTGAAGGCAAGATAGGATATGGAGATGTAGAGTCGCATGCACAGATGGCTGGCGACCTTGCAACAAAGCACAGCGATGACAACAAAGCAGGAGAGAAAGCCTACGAAGAAGTAAGGAGACATCGTGACACAGACTCCGGTTCTACCATAGAGGAAAACAAGCTGAAGATGGCATACAACAAAATGGCTAGCAGAATGCCTGTAATACAACAATTTAAAATTACAGACAATACTGGTAAACACATTGCAACTGAGTACCTATTTATGAAGACAGAGCCTAGTGGGCTAACAAGACCTCTTAAGATAAGGGTCGATTTAGACACAGGCAAGACAGAGGAGATACCAGTATAATGGCTACAACCACTGCACTAAGCACAATACTGCCACAATTTGCTAGAAGAATAGGGTCTTACATAGGCTCTTTTAGCACAACTACTACAATAACTACCAACACATCTGTGGTATCTACTGGTCTCAGAGACCTTGGGTTTACAGATGATGACGTATTAAATGATTCTTTTATCAAAATAACAAGTGGCAACAACTTAAACGATGTAAGGTTGATAGCTGATTACACAGGAAGCAGTGGCACAATAACAGTGTCTGGCACAAACTTTAGTGCTGACAGTGGTACAGGAACTACGTTTGAGATATACAGATATGACCCTGACCAGCTAAGAGATGCACTAAACGATGCAAGCAGACAAGCATTCCCTGCATTATTTAAAAGAATAGACGACAGGACATTGACTGTCGCACCCTCGCAGGCACGATACGAGCGACCAAGTAGCATAGAGCCGGGTTACATACGGCAGGTATACTTGCTCCCGAAGCTTGAGTCTAAGACTTACACAGAAAATATATTGAACGACCAGAACGTAGACATGGAAGCTGACAGCAGCAGCCTAACCAACTGGACAGACAGCACACACATTACTGCTGCAGTAGAAGTAGACACAGTTAGTCCTAACAACTACATGGTGTACAGAGGAGACCAAAGTGCAAAGCTAACATGTGCTGCAAGTAACACAGGCACATTTACAATATCAGTTACTAACCCTACAAATTATGAATCAGAAGAGTTAAACTTTTCTATATGGGTATATTCAAAATACGCAAGCCTTGTATCACCAATGCTGCAAATAGATTCCGACACTGCTGTTACAGGTACGAGCCACAGTGGAGGTGGTTGGGAAAGATTGACAGTATCTACTACAGCTTCAAACGTTGGAAGCACAATAAAAGCAGGATTAAGTTTTGGAAGCAACGGTGCGATTTACACTGTATATGCAGACGAAGCTATCCTAACTTCTGGACCTAGTGCATCACCACTAGGTTATGAAACTATTGTCTTTGATTGGGACGAAGAAGGCGACAACCTTATATTTAAATCACAACCACCACCACATTACCAGTTACACGTAGTTGGGTGTGGTGCTTTAGAAACACTTACTGCAGGTGCAGATACAATCACCCTTGAGCCACATCGTGTTAACTTGCTGTTAGATTACGCAGCACTTACATTCTTTGAAGGTGAACTAGACCAGTCATCTACTGATGACCAGAATGCAATACTAAGACAAATAACTCACTACAGGAATAAGACGCAGACAGGAAAGGGAGAAATGGTAGCACCTTCACTTAAAAAGAACTTGTTACCAGCAGATAGTGCATCTATGTTTGGGAGTTATTGATGCCATCAAACTACGATATTAAATTAACAAAAACAGATGGCAGTTCTAGCGAAGTAAAACTTACTCTTGATAGAACTACACAAAGTGGTGGGTATGCAGTAGAACACATCTCCCCTGCCCCACCAAATCAAGCAACTGATGCTGCAAACTACCAACAACAATCACCAGACCTTGGGCTTGTACTAGACCAAGACTCTTTTCACAGAGGCTTTGGACAATCTCTCCTAGAGCGTTTTGATGACGCAAGTAGTGCTAACGCTGCTTTGAGTCGCTATGCGTACTCTGAGGGCGTGTTAGGCATGTTTAAAGGCGAGATGGTGTTAGGTTACAAAGAGGATGAAGTCAACGTAATACTTAGAAACGGTACACTTGAGAACGGTGGTGTGTCTGAGTTTACTGGTACAGATGTAACCATAGCAGTAGATAGTGACACTGTAAGAACAGGTGACTTCTCAATGAAAGCTACAGTTACAGCAAACAGTGGCACAGTTACACAAGCATACTCAGGCACTGTGTCGGTATTGAGAAGCAAAGAAATAACCTTTGCTGCATTTGTAAGAAGAGAAAGTGGTTCAGGAACTATTACAGCTAAGATTGCTGACAGTGCTGGGACTACCACTGGTACTTCGTCTACATCAGCAGCAGGTAGTGATTGGGAAGTAGTATACGCAACTAGAACTATAGATTCAGGTGCAACAAGTATTACATTGACTCTTACTGCAAGCACGAGTGGAGATGTATTTTACATAGACGATATACACGTAACACCTTCAGGTGGAACAGACTGGACTAATCCACAAGAGTTTAATGGCAATATTTATGCAGCAGCAGGTAGAGTTGTATACAAATGGAATGACAGTGAAGAGTATTGGGCAGCAGTATACGCTGACGCATCCAACGACATAACAGATATGATTAGCTTTGATGGTGCATTGTATATAGGGTTTGGCACAGTAGCAACATACCTTAGAAGCACAGATGGTACTACATGGGCTGCTCCATCTACTAACAGTGGTAATGGTAGGTTTGCAGAATTTTTTGAGAGAGCAAGGAACAATAATGGTAACTACGCACTATTTAAAAGCAGAGCAAACCAAGTATCAATATCAATAGACCCGTCAGATACAGCTAATTGGGGTAGTGAATTACAAGTAGGAGACAGCGACAGAAAGATTACTAATCTTGTACAGGCTAATGATATCTTGTACGTAGGTCGTGAAGATGGTCTGTTCTCGTACGACAGAAGCACACAGAAGTTTAGGGACTTACAGCCTGAAGCTAACTTGTTTCCAGACGACAATAACTTTAAAGCAGCAACTGGTAGAGCAGGACAACTGTTTGCATCAGGTGGTGACCAGTCTTTTTGGCAGATAGGTGACGGTTTCTTTGACGGAGCTAAAAGCTGGACAGACTTATCATATTTATTTAAAGCCTCTGGTATACGTGGGTTTGGTGGTAGAGTATCTGCAGTAACACAAGACAGAAACAACCTATTTGTTGCACTAGCAGATGACCTTGAGGGAGAGTCTGGCTTTCCATACACATTCCCATTTGCTTTTGCTGGTTCAGGAAGGTCACAAGCAGTCAAGCTTATAGGTGTGCGTACACAACGTGAATCACCATCAGACAGCCCTGAGCAAGTAGCACACACAATAACTAGCTTTAGTGTGTCAGAGATTACAGCTATGGGTAAATTTAAAGGCACGGATGCTGTTAGAACAAGTATGTTTGTATTTGGAAACAAAGTAGAAGATGACTTGGCAGCAATATCCAACGACACAGTATTAAAAGCTTTTAGGCTTAGAATGCCTATTAGAAACGAAAACCCTGCACTTAACTCTTTGTCAGAGCACAGGCTAACAGGTAATTTTTATACTTCTTACGTAAACTTTAATTTCCCAGATGTAAATAAGTCTGCAATAAAGATTACGCTTACAGGCAGGAATTTAGATTCTAATAAGAAAGCTACAGTATTTTATAAAACCGATGATGCTACAGATGATGACACTACAGGCTGGACAACTTTTGGTAGCTCTGGAGAAGTAACATCAGCATCAACAACAATTACGTCTAGCATACAGCTTAACTTTAAACGTATAAGATTTAAGATTGTATTATCTACAAATGACTCTTCATCATCACCAGTAATCACTGGTATTGTGTTTCATGCAGCATGGAATCCTATTGAATACAGACGATGGAGTGTAATGGCTAAGATTAGTGATAAAAGGAGTCTCGCTATGCGTAGAGTACGTACACGTACATTACGTACTACCGACCTTAATAATCTTGAGACCTTGAGAAAAGAACCCTTTATCCTTTATACTGACCTTGATGGCACAAGTCATTATGTAAGTTTGCGATATCGGGACGAGTTAATCAAATCTCGAATACAATCTACAAGAAATGTAGAACTTGACCAAACAAGACGGTTAGTATTAGAACTAACGGAGGTGAAAACAAGCTAATGGCAAACGAATTTAAACATAAAACGGTAGGTACACAGCTTACACAAACTGAGTACGAAGCTATAGGTGGGCACGTATTAGACTCACAAGCAGCCGGTGACATCATATACGCAAGCTCAACAACACAACTATCAAGGCTAGGTATCGGTACTGCAGGTAAACTTCTAGCTGTGAACTCTGGAGCTACAGCCCCAGAATATGTTGCAGCAGTTACAGGAGTAACCTCTGTTCTTAACGCAGCCTTAGTAATTGGTAGAGACGCAGACAACGACATTGACTTCGGTACTGACAACACAATTTTATTTAGAGCTGATGGTGCAGACCAGATTAAACTCACAAATGGTGCACTACTACCTGTTACAGATGATGACATAGACTTAGGCTCATCTTCCTTGCAATTCAAAGATGGTTACTTTGACGGAACACTGGAAGCTGATGCAATTACAGTGGGTGGCACAGCAGTATTAACTGGTGGTGCAGAAACAGCAATTACATCTGTGCTAAACGCAAGTCTTGTTGTAGGTAGAGATGCTGATAACGATATAGATTTTGGCACAGATAACAATATTATTTTTAGAGCAGGAGCAGCAGACCAAATTAAGTTAATAGATGGGGCTCTTGCACCAGTAACAGACAATGATGTTGACCTTGGTACAAGCTCACTTGAATTTAAAGATGCTTTCTTTGATGGCACAGTTACTACAGATGCTTTAGCAATGGCTACAAACACAGCAGATATGTTGTTAATAGCAGATGGTAGTACATTTAATCCAACAGCAGTTAGTAGTTTGTCAGAAATATCTACAGTAGCAAATGATGATGTATTTATAGCAATAGACACATCAGGTGGTGGTTTAAAGAAGATAGCTAGAAGTGCTATAGTCTCTGGTCTTGCTGCTTCAGGAGCAATATCAAATGTTATAGAGGATACTTCACCAGAACTTGGTGGAGATTTAGATGTACTTACACATGGAATAGTAACAGGTGCTAGTAATAGAAACATAGCACTTACACCACATGGTACAGGTGTAGTAAGAATTGATGGTTCTAATGGTGTAGACATAGAGTCAGGTGCTATATCAATTAAGAACGCAGGTGCAGAGTCTTATGTAAGATTTTACTGTGAATCATCAAACGCACACTACACACAATTACAAGCATCACCACATTCTGCTTACTCTGGAAATGTAACAGTAGTATTACCTGCTGCAGCTACCAATTTAGTTGGTGATGACACAACTCAAACACTAACTAACAAGACATTAACAACACCTAAGATAGCTGAAATAGATTCATTGTCATCTGGTAGTATTACTCTTGATGCTGAAGCAAACATAGAACTAAACGCAGATGGTGGAACTATTACATTTGCAGATGCAGGTTCATCACTAGGAACTATTACGTCATCTGGGTACTCTGGTAATGCAGCAACAGCAACTGTTGCAACCACAGTTACAATTACAGATAACGAAAGCACAGACGAAGATAATGCAGTTGTATTTACAGCAGGGGGTGATGTAGATGGTGGTAATTTAGGATTAGAATCTGATGGAGATTTAACTTATAATCCAAGCACAGGCAGACTTACAGCTACTCAACTTGCAGGTACATTACAAACAGCAGCACAAACAAATATTACTTCTCTTGGAACACTTACTACTCTTACAGTAGACAATGTAATTACGAATGGAACTACTATTGGTCATACTGACGATACAGACTTACTTACATTAGCAGATGGCTCTTTGACTCTTGCAGGTAATTTAACGCTTAGTGATGATAAAACAATAACACTTGGTAATGAAGGTCAGGTTGTATTAGGTGATAACACGCCAGCTAATGGTAAAGGTACAGGCTTAATAATAAAAGGTACATTAAAGACTGGTGTAACAGCAGGAATGGTCGTTCATTTACATTCAGATGGGGAGTATGAACACGCAGATAAAGATGATGAAACAATGATGCCAGCAGTGGGTGTAGCTCTTGAAGATGCAGGTAGTAATAAAAAAATATTAATATATGGCATATACAATGATACAGCACTAAGTTTAACGCAAGGTGAAGAATTATATGTAAGTGATGACGGAGCTGTAAGTCATACAGTCCCGGGTTCAGGAGATTTTTTACAACGAGTAGGTGTAGCGTTAGATAGCAATACTGTGTTATTTATGCCAAGCCTTGATGTTATAGAACACGCATAATGGCTAATGAAGTAACAAAATTAAATGGAATAGCAATCGCAAATATTACTGATTTAAATGGTATTACTGATGCTAACTTATCTAAAATAAATGGACAAGAGTTTACTGGTTCAATAGACATTGCCACAATAACTGGTTATACACAAGTATCAGCTGCTGGTAACTATGGTGCAAACATGACATACGATGAAGATAATAACTTTGTATACGTACAATATCCTAGAAATGGTGGTGGTGGTGCTGCAAGAGTAGGGTCATTTAATTCTACTAACCAAAATGTTGACTGGGGTGCAGAACAGACTATTGAATCAAGTAACGCATTTTCTAGTAAAACCTGTGATTATGACAAATATAACAATAGGGTATGGACTGCTTGGATTGGTGGTAGTGGAAATATATGCTATGCAAGATGTGGGCGTATTAATTCTGATAAAACAATAACGTGGGGTGATAGATTGGAAGTACAGGAAGGCTACAACACACTAAATAGATATAATCAGGGTATATTAGGTCAAAATATGGCAGTAGACCAAAATACAGGAAAATGTTTACTTGCTTGGAATAGTTCAGCAAGTGGAAACAACATAAGTGGTGCAAGTAGCCACCACCCTGTTGGAGTTATATTAACAATAGATGACCCAAGTGCATCAGATAGTGATAGTGATTTTTGTGATATATCAGCAAGTAGTCAGGTTAGACTGGCAACTGGTGGTTCAGGACAATCATTCCCTATGATACAAATACATTTTGACGAGACGAATGATGAATGGGTAGGAATTACAGATGCAAATGGTAGTGGTACTGGTATACACGCTCTAAGAATTACTGATAATTCTGGGTCACCTTCACCAGCTAACCAAACAGAACTTACAGGCAATTCATCACATTTTATACAAGGTGATGGGGACCACAACGGAAATAAAAGTCCAGTTGGTGGCAGGTATGGTGGTATGATGATGGTTCACGATTTAAGTTCTGACCGATTTATAATGGGTAGCACAACTGCTGATGGTACTACACCAAAACTATTTGCATTTCAAAATACTGGTAGTGGTATTACTTGGGATACAACTGGTTTTGCAGTAAGTCATGGAACTACTATAAGTCAAAGTGGTAAGGGTGGCACTATTGCATATAGTCATGCCAGAGGAAGGTTTGCAACACATGGTCAAGATGGTGATGAGAAGTTAGAAATATTTAGTTATACATCTGCTGGTGGATTTGTAAGCCACAATGCTAGCAGCTTAATTACAATTAGCACAGATGATGACCCTTTCTACAAAGGTGGTGCATCAATGCAAGATATGACAGCGTTTGCTAGTGGAGCAACAATGATTGTTGGTGGTGATTATGATTCTAGGTACCCATATTACGTAATTATAGAAATGGGTGATTAGTGTGGCTAAAATAATAAGAAGAAAATCAGACAATTTAGTAATAGCAGTCCTTGATGATGACAATGTAGTAAATTTAGGTTCTAATGGCTCTACTTATAATAATGGTCAGACATACGACCAAGATATGACTGACAGCACACATGAAGTAGTAACAGGTGTAACTGCACCAACAACGTTTTTTTCTGGTTATTTTACATACGATACTGACTGGTCATTAGATACTGTTGCCTTAAACAGATATAATGAAATGGCAAATGAAATGAATTTGCCTTTAATAGATGCTGAGTTATAGGAGTAATAATGGCTAGTGAACAAGAATATATAGATGCAATAGCAGACTTAAACACTCTGTTAGCAGTTCGTGACTTGCGAATAAAAGAACTAGAACTGCAAATGATTAAAGCAAATAAACTAATACAAGGAGCAGATAATGCCGGGAACAATGAAAAGAAAAATGGGCAAGGGAATGAAGAAAAAGCCAGCAGGCAAGAAAAGAAAGATGAAAAAACCAGCTAGAAAAATGACTTATGGCTACTAAGAAAGTTGTCAAAGTAAAAGGTGTTAGCATGAGTGGTCTGACTGCAAGACAGCAGCAGGCTATGAAGAAGCACGGCAAACACCATACAGCTAAACATATACGTGACATGAAGAAACGTATGTCAAAAGGTGCTTCATTTACAGCAGCCCACAAACAATCACAGAAAGCAGTAGGAAGATGATGAAACTATTTACATCACTAATGCCACTGATACCACAGCCGTACAAGAATATCGTTAAGTTCTTCTTGGCTACACTTAAAAACGTAGATGAGAAAGAAGAACTAGAAAGAATAGGTAAGCTATTTGCAGACATTCTTGAAGACGGTTCTGTGACTCCACAGGAGTGGTTGTCACTTGCAGGTAAAAATGGATTAGGTATACTTAAAGGTAATGGCAAGTAAAAAGAAAAAAACTAAATCAAGGGTAAACGAAGCAGGTAACTACACCAAGCCAGCTATGAGGAAGCGTATCTTCCAAAGAATCAAAGCTGGCAGTAAAGGTGGTGCTGCAGGTAAATGGTCTGCACGTAAAGCACAGATGCTAGCACGTGCATACAAGAAAGCAGGTGGTGGTTACCGTGGCTAAAGCTAAATCCCAAAGGTCACTCAGTAAGTGGGGCAAGCAGGATTGGGGTTATGTTAGTAAAGGTGACGAAAAGAAACCTAAGCGTAAGCGTGGTAGATATCTACCTAAAAGCGTGCGTGCAAGGATGACTGCTGCAGAAAAGGCTGCAAGCAACCGTAAGAAACGGGCTGCTGGTGGTGTTGGCAGCAGAGCTAAATATTCAAAGAAAGTAAGGAAAGCTGTTAGAAATGCCTAAGAAGAAGTATCAGAACCCCAAAGGTGGTTTAAATGCAGCAGGACGTGCGTATTTTAAACGAACAGAGGGTGCGAATCTAAAAAGACCATTGAAGAAAGGGACATCACCTAGGCGTGTAAGCTTTGCTGCACGGTTCGGTGGCATGAAAGGTCCCATGAAAGACAGTAAAGGTAGACCAACTAGAAAAGCGTTAGCTTTAAGGGCATGGGGTTTTAGGAGCCCAGAGTCTGCTAGAGCGTTTGCAAGAAGACACAAAAAGAAAAAGTGAGGAACTATGCCAAAACCAAAAGGTAAAAAGAAATATAGCAAGGGTCAGATGAAGATAGCTAGGGTCGCACCACCTAGAAATAAAATTACAGGTGCAGATTTTAAAAAGCTAAGAAGGAAGAAAAAGAAATGATGGGGAAACTAAGACCACAAATATTCTTAGCAATCATTGTGTTAGGCATACTATCAAGCATAGGTATAGTGTACGAATATAATGAGATAGCTACAGGATGCGTTGGTGGTATCATAGCGTTGGGAATGAAAGTTTTGGAGAGCGAATAAATGAAAAGAATAATTAGGATAATAAAAGGAATACTAGGCATACCTGTCAAGGTCGTAAAAGGCTTTGGTAGGTTTTTCTTTGAGATTGCAAAAGCATTTAAGAGAATGGTGTTTTCTATCCTATACTCTCCTGTGTTATTGGCAATACAAGCTTACAAGAAAGGTGTAATTATACGTGATTTTATATTTGCGAAAATAGATTATCTTGACCAAGAAAGCAAGAAGTGGCACAGGTTCTTCCAAATTGTATCAAGTCCGTATTCTATGCTGCTTAAGCTAGGGTTTAGTCCACAGATGGCTATGAGTTTCTTAGCAGTGGGTTCTACTGTGGGTACAGGTGTGGTTGTAAACGAGACTATACTGGCAGAAAGGTCGTTTAGTAATCGTGATGCAGGTGTGTATCTTGCACCATCAGAGATACCTAACTCTGAACTAGAAGAACAATTTAAAGAAGAGATTACCACCAATACGTTAAGGGTTTTGCTGAATGACACGCCCGTAGAAACTATAGATATATCAAACGTAAACATAGGTACATCGTATGCAAGTAATGGGCAACCATCAGCTTTGCCTACAGGTAAAACAGAGGCAATACTAATTGATGGAAACAACACGAGAATAGAGATAGGTAAGCTTATATTTAGCAGGAACAGTTGCAAGACTTTGAATTTAGAAAATATAAATGCAAACAAGGTCACAATTAAAGATAATCAAGCAGACGGATTGTCTGTGTATCAAACAGCTTCATCTACGATACCTAACTTGAGAGTTAGTGGGGGTTATTTCATGAGTGATTTGCTTCAGACGGAAGGTGGGCTGTACGACCGACTTCATATATCGCCACTAGATTCGATGTCAACATCTAAGACATACGTTAACCAACTAAACCTCACTAACATTGTTTCTAGTGGTGGAACTTGTGACTTAAAAAAGCTAGACATTGGTGAATTAGAAATCACTTTCAACAGAATAGGTGGAGATAATAGCTTACTTACAAAGGCGTTGACCGTATCTAGTACAGTTACAAGTGCTAATTGGGTGGTAGATGGCAATATAGAAGTGTTGATGGGCGAAGTAAGCAGAAAGCCTAACTAATGCCACTGTACGTATTTATATGCAACAACGATGACTGCGAGATTGAAAGCTTTGAAGAGTTAGCAGGGTACAATGACGACACAACATTCATGTGTCCGGGGTGTGGAGAGGTTACTAAATCTAGGAAAGAATTTTACCAATTTGATTTCAGGATGTAATATGGTTGCGTAGTCGCAACAAACTAAACGCTGACTATTAATTAAAAAGGCTACGTACGAAGGGGAGCATTTACGCTCCCCTTTGTATTTAAGAAAGGAGAACTGACTAAACAGTTCTAAAAATATTTTAGTTTAGAATGTCTCCTTTTTCAACATGGACAGTTTGCAAATATGCTTTTTGGAATTTTATATTCCCAATTCTTTAGAACTATCTAAGCTTTTCTTAATACGTTTTTCTTCTTTGCGTAAGTCTTTAGTCAAGTCTAAGAACACATCTAACTCCATCGTAACTAGATGCACTGCAGTATTCTGATTTACCTTGTGTGTCTGTGCTACTATGGGTATCTTGCGTGTTGCGTTGCCTGCGTCTCGTGCCTGTTGAACTGCTTTGAGTGTTCTGCTAGACACAACTTTACCTGCCTTGACTTCAAGTGCAAACTTAATTGACTCTACATCAGGCACATGTCCTGCCCTACCTGACCTGCCTGTTACAGGGTTACGTACTGCATTGACTGCATCCCCACCTATTGCGTCTGCCCACCATCGCTCCCATCTTTTCCATACGGATTTATCCATCTCTACCTGCCTTTCTCCTTACACTCGCACCCTGCAGCACAACGTTCTTGGATAGTGTGTGGTCCTGCAATCTGTCTGCACAAGCATTACCGAGGTATTGTGCCCATTCAGAAGACTTAATGTTGGTTGTGATAAATGTCGGGAGTTTGGTTTCATATCGTGTGTCAATGATGTCAAACAAGACTTGCCTACTCCAATCAGTAGCGTACTCTTGTCCTAAATCATCTAACACAAGATACTGTATCTTCTCTATTTTTTCAAGATACTCAATCCATTTCTCGCTACTGTGTTGTGATATCCATGCCCTGCTATTGTTCATAATTTCACGCACAGTTGTATAGTGCACAGGCTTGCCCATACCTATGAGGTTTGCAGTTGAAGCTTTTGCAAGGTGAGTCTTACCGAGTCCCGGTGGACCCATCATAATCAACCAAGGTTCTCCATCATCATTCATCCACTTGATTACTGATTCCTTTGCATACGCTCCGTCATCGTAGTAGCTTGTGTCAAACTCTGAGAGATTCGGCACATTGCCAGACGTAAGTCCAGACTGTCCCCAAAGAAACTCTCTCATTGTACCCTTACGCTCATTGATGGCACATATACATGGAAAGTATTTTCCAAAGTCAGGGTGTTCTACTGCGAAATGCCCTGAGAGCCATTTTAAGCCACCACACACGCAGTCTTTGGGTGTTTTCCACCTCACACTACTATCCTTCTCTGCAGACTGCATGTATTCGTTTAATTGTGCCATGGTGTAATTCTTGGGTAACTTGCCTGATTTGTCAGGTAGCACAGGAACTTTGCCCTGTGCCACCTTTCTTGGGTCGTTATCCTCGAATAAAGATTTGAACTCAGTCATTTTGTCTTAACCTTTCTAACCTTTTTTGGTTTATGCCATAATGTTGAATCGCAATCAAATCCTTTTCTCGCATTTCAATGAGTTCTTCTGACCTTTTTATTATTTCCCTCAACTCTTCGTTATGTCGTTTCTCATGCCTTATCCAACTTTTATAACCCTTTATGACAACATCCCAGTATTTACTATTCATTTGCTCTGACCTTCTTCTCTCGGCTTCCCCGTCTCTGTGAAAGTAATGCACTTTTCCCATTATGTTCTCCTATTCTCCATCCATCGCTCAGCGATAGAGTCTATATCAGGTGTGTCTGAAACACTGTGTGCAACACGTGCAGCAATCACTGCCATGTTGCAAGCATCACAACACCTGCCACTGTTTTCTATTGGATATGGGTTGTGCCCATGTCCGTTAATAACGTTCTTACATATTACGCAATACATAAGTTCTCCTTTCTCTTTAGTTTGTTTAGAACGTAGAACGTTCTGTGCGTGCACGCCCCCGTACACGCACGGAACTGATACGGAATTAAATCTCGTCATCTTCCATGACTCTGATAACCTGTACGTTTTGGTAGTTCTTCATTGCACCATTTACTTCTCTGTTCTGAAATGTAAGCTTACACAACACTCTCGTACCATTCTCAAGGCTCCTGTATACATCAGGTTGTTCCTCGTAAATCCAATACGACACATTGTATTCATTCCACTTTGGCTCAAAGTCTTTGACCTTGACAATGTCCATGAACTCTATCTGTCCATAGGGCTGACCATTAGCAGTCTGCAATTCTTTGAATGTGTTGACCGTAAGCACCTTTGAGTCAGTAAATTTGGTGGTTCCTTCCACTTGTACAATCGTAAAAGTGTTGTCTGTGTCGCCATCACTGGTATCGCTGGTCTCTTCCGTAGGAAGAGACTCGGACGTGTCTTCAACTGACGCAGGCTTGTAAACTTTTGGCTCAGCCTGTGGTTCAGGTTCGGGTGCACTCACAACAGTTTGTGTACCATCTTCATCCCACTTAACATCAGCACCAAGTTCTGATGGTTCGTATGCACCTGTACCATGAAATGCGTCAGGGCAATGCCATTTCGCACCGTTACTCATGGCTCTTGCATACAACATGTTACGTGGGTATTTAGTAAAGTTTGGGTTCTTGGTTAAGTCTGCTTTTCCTGCATCCTCAATCGTAAAAGTGGAGTTTCCCACTTTTTCCCAACCATCTCCATTGACCTCAAAGAAATCAATGGAACACAACTTGTCAGTGTGTTCAACAACCTTGTACTTGTACTTGCCTGACCTCTTTATCATGTCAGCAAATTTGTGTGAGTAGAACGAAGGCTTGCCTTGCACCACATAAATGCTAGTCATTGCCTCAAATGGTCCTAACCCAAACTCACGTCCTGCCATAATAGTGACCAAAGCTTGTTGAGGGTTCTTGAATTGTGCAAACAGTCCCGAACCTATGAAATCGTTTGCAATTTGTTTCATGTCGTCATACGACATAGGTAGATTATCCATCTAGTTCTCCTTCCATTTCTATTGTATTCCTGAGCATCGCATTAGCTTTGTCAGAAATTTCTTGTTGAGTTACTTTATTAGCAACTATTTTGATTGTCAAGCCTGACTCTTGCCTAGCATCTTTGATTCTCTCTGCAACTGTACCCTTGTATTTTTTCGCAATGGAATTTAGATGTACGCCATCCGGTTTAGGTGGTGCAGGTGGTTTGAAAAGCTTAGCTTTGTCAGCATCACTGACGCCATTGATATCCTCAATCGTCTTGATGATGTCAGCATTCCAATCAACTTTAGTGTGTTCACTCTTGACAAGTATTCCCTCTATGTCAACAGTGTCCAAGCCATCGGGGTTACCGAGTAGCTTGACTTGTATTGCTTGCTTTAGTTGCGAAGCATTTGCAGTAGCCATCTTAGCTAGTGCTTGCCATACGAGTAAGCTTTCAACTTCATCGTATGTAATATCGTGGTCCATCATAGTGGCATCTCTCCTTCTTTTGGTTCTACGTGTACGTCAGTCAAGTGTATTGGCTCTGAATCCTCTACAGGTTTCTCGTACACACTGTCATTTTCTGCAGCTTCTTCTGCAGCTTTCTCTGCTGCAAGTTCTTCTTGCTGTGCTTTGTACTCGTCTTGTGCGTCATCTGAGTACACAACTTCATCAAACTCAGGAGACTTCTCGGTCTTGGTGGTTTGTAAGCCTGTACCTACACAAGCAGTACATGGTATTGCCATGATAGGTTTCTTTTCCTTAGTCCTTTTGTCTCCATAACGTATGATGCTTTCGTGATACAGATTGCCAAAACCTTTACACTCAGCACAATATTTTTTCTTACCGGGCATGTTACGCTCCTTTCCATTGGGTAGGTAGTTTGTAATCAGCATTGGCTTTTACCCATTTGCCAACACGTCTTTCTCTGTTGCCCTCTCTGTCTACAATCTTGTAGTGCAGGGGAGCAGTGTAGGTTGTACCCTCGTGACCATTGACGCCAACACGAATCACTGCATACGATATCTCGTTGTCAGGATGTGGGTTGTCCATAGTACGCACGGGCACACCTCTTGCCTCTGTCACAACTGCATACATCAATGCGTTTGTATCCTCAACCACATGCTTTACAAAGTCTGCCCAGATTTCTGTATTCTCTGGCAACACTGCAAGCACAGGGTAGGGCACTACATCAAATGCGTTCTTGTCCACACCGAATCTCTCAAGCACATTGAAGAACTTGTCCTCATGGTCTTGCAACTCGGGTGGCAACTTGCTACGGTCTGCAAGTGACATCATGACTGATGACACCTGACCTGTGTGATAGGTTTGTTGGTCAATGAGTAACTGCAATGAAGATACCATTGCGTCACTCACATCCATTAGTTTTTGTTTGTCCATAGTTATCCTTTGAAAAACGACAACACGTTAACGATGTCGGTAGTTGATAAGTCTGTTGAATTAGGCACCTCAACTGCAAGGTCTGCAGGTAGAGGGTGCTTGCCATTGTTGTGTCCAATGTACAAGGTTGCAAACCTAACACCTTGTCGTAGCCAAGTTTCTGATTCTCTCCTGCAACAACCAACAGGGTCATCAGCCTCGCACACATTAGGTGCACCATCTGTAATGACAAGTACCTTTGAACTCTCCAAGTCAATAATCTTGGATAGCTTTTTCATTGCACCACACAATGGTGTAGCCATCTGCTCTACTTTGGGCACAGTACCCTTGGTAATCGGAACCAAGACACTGTAATGTCCAAGTGTATGACGATAGTCTTTTGAGGCAGTAAACCCATAAGCTTTGGTGTCAGGGAATCTTGCTTGCACTGCAGACACAACGTTCATTGCTGCGTGCATTCGGTTCCACTTGTATCTATGGTTTCCCATTGACGCTGACATATCAACAAGCACAACCATTTCGGTTGCAGTTTGTGGATACTTGTGGAACACACGAGAGTCGCCAAGCAATGGCAATCGCCATGCTCTACGTGAAACTCTGTGACCTGAATGACCCAATGTGTTTGCACCTCTGTCCAATGCACCTTCCAACTCAAGTGATTGAATCGGAACTGTTGGTGTAAATGGCACAGTATCTCCTGTGTCATACAGGACTGCAGTGCATTTGTCTGACTTCATAGCTTTCTTCGCTTGGTTAAGTTTTTCTTGGTTCTTGAGGTTGTCCTCGACCACACTCTCAAAGTTATCGGGTGCATCGCCAACCCCTGCAGTAGCACGCTCAGTCTGAGTTGACTGCTTCGTGTCATCCACAACAGCTTGCTTGACATCCTCGATAATCTCATCAACCACATCGTCAATGTCCTCAACAGTCTTTTGCTCTTCAGGCTCACCATTCTTTGGGTGCACCGTAGCTCTGCTTGTAGTAACTTTCCCTGCAGGTTGGTCATCAAGCTTACCCTGCTCGTGTAGTTGAAACTCAACTGCCATGTCCAATGCACCAAGCAATGTTGCAGTAGCGTTGGTTGTTTCTCGCAAGCTAGCAATCAAGTCTTTGTGACGTCTGCACAACGACTCAATCACAGGGTCTCGTATCTCACGCAGGGTGCACATTCCGTACAGATATTTACGGAACCAACCCCATGTCAAGTCAAACTTTTTACTCTCGCCTTTGTCTGTAGCAAGTTGCAAGCTGAATATGCTACGTGTGCCAGCACGCAATACTTCTTGACTCTCAATTTCTTTGAGGTGTTCTTTCCAAATCTTTGGTCTGTTGAAATGCAGACTCGCAAGCTTGGCACACCTTCTGTTGTCCAAGATGTTGAAGATGGTGTCAAAAGCAGTCACGTTGTAACCTGAATTAGCTATGGGATTACGTTTGGACATAATCTCCCTTAGCTTTTTGACAACACGTTGTGCAACTTCTTTGGGATGAAACTTTACCTGAGCAATAGTCAGCAGGTTTGCATTGAATGGTTGCCTACCTGCAGGCTTTGACACACGCCAACCATCGCCATACCAACTCTCAACTCTTGAGTCGTAGGTCTGACCTGAGTGGTTTGTATCAATCTCAAGTGTACTATCCAAACCTGCTTGGTGTTGCAAGAAGTTTAGATGGTCCTTGGTCTCGTCTTTTGGTTTTCTGTGTATTTTCATGTAGCTCCTAGCTTGTAAAGTGTGCAGTTGCTGATGTCATCACAACTGATTGATAGTCAGGTTGTATCTTGTCTCTTAGGTTGATACGTATTGCATCAACTGCATCAAAGCCACGACCAACTAGCTTTGCCAAGTACATAAGGTCACGTGTCGATACGTAAGTAACAGGCTCGTTCCTCATGTCATTCGCCCAATTCATGAACGCTTTTGCATACTGTTCGTCCCCACCAAGTATGTCTTCTAGTGCAGTCTTCTCGTCACACAATGGTTCTGTAATGAACTTGTAAATCATCATCCTAGACTTGAGAGCCTCGTCAAGATTCACAACATTGTATCCTGCTGATGGTGGGTTTGCAGTAGCTAGTAGTTGAAAGTCCTTGTGAACTTTAATCTTCTCGCCACTCTTTTCTGTTAGGGTAAGTATTCTTGTTTCATCGGTAACACCCATGATTCTACCGATGTGTTGTTGGTTAAGTCGTGTAATCTCGTCCATCAATAAGAACGAGCCTTCACGTGCTGCACGTGTGAGTGGACCATCAGACCATGACATAGTAGGTCTGCCTTCATCATCTGCGACTGCTTGGTATCCACCAACCACGTCAATGATGTCCAATCCCGGATGGCAACCAACGTACTCTGCATTTCTGCCAGACTGCTTGATTACCTCGTGCATAACTTGTGTCTTACCACAACCTGCACTACCTAGTAGTACCACAGGGAATGGTGAAACGTTTTTGATATCCTCAATCAGGTCAAGACCTGCTTGGGTAAATCTTGGTTTATGAGTTCGGTCACGAACTGTTTTTAGTTGCATGTGTGCCATGTTTTCTCCTTACTTAAGCACTCTTTTTCTTACGTCTTCTGCATAAAGCATGAGGTGCTTGTACTCAGTTGACCTCATTAACTTGGCTCTCTGCGATGACTCTAGTGTTTCGATAGCATAGATAAGCTTTTGTGCTCTCATTGCTAGCTCTTGCAATCGTTCTCCGATTGTTACTTGCATAATGTTCTCCTTTCTTTGAACAAGTTTAGCATAATGTGCACAAGTTACACAAGATACTCGTCAGATGATTCTGACTTCTGTTCTGCAACTGGTTGAGTCGCAGGCTCAGCTTTAGCTTTAGCTTTGGGTTTCTTAGGTGCAGGCTGTGCTGCAGGCTTAGTGTAACCCATAGGCTTGTTGTAGTTGTCTTGCAAAATCTTGTTTGCATCCAACTCGTTGTTTGTACAAACTTGTTTGAGTTCGTACCAAGATGTCGTGCTAGGTAACTCCATACCTAATCCGTTAAGGTAGTTGATTACAACTGCCCTCTTCTCTTGTTTCTTAACCGATAGCCACATTGTTTCTCCTTTCTGCTACTTGGTTATTTAATTTATTTATTCATATAAATATGAATAAATTAAATAAGCGATACGATGTGTACGTATCATGACTCATTCTTGCTCCTCTACTATGTCGTAAGCATTATCAGGTATATCCTCTTTATCCCAAACAAAACTATCGGTATAACCAATGTTGCTACATTCATTGCAAGTCGGACATTCATCACATTTTTGTTTGTACCAATATTTAATCATTCTTGCTCCTTATCTTGGAAAGTTATTGCTTTACTCAGGGGTTCAGGCTTTTTTTCAAACAGAGTGTAATTCCATGCCTTTTGGTTGCAGGTTTCAATATCAACCTCATCGTACTCAGGGTCAATATGTTTCCATGTACCATCTGAATTTTTTACCCAACCATCTTGCCCATCCACAACTTGCTCGCTATCAAGCCAACCATCAGAGTCATCTAACGCACAGAAATATGCGTACATTTCTCGTTGTGTCTGAAACGTTCTGTTAACACTTACTTCTTTATCGTTGCCAAAGACAACCGATACAACGTATTCTTTACCAAGCCAACTCATTTTTGTTCTCCTTTCGTTGTAATAGCAATCAGCTCGTCTATGTACTCAAGGAACTTATCGTCCCCTAATTCTACAAGCCTATCCCTGTATATTTTTGCAATTGTTGTGCCCTGTTTCCAGAAATCACTTAGTTCTGCCACGTTGTTCTCCTTTCGTTAGTTTCGTGGTAAATAGGGCAGAGGGAAATGCTCCTCTATGCGACAGTTCCTGCCAGTTATAGCGATGCAATCCTTTCGGAATAGGCACCACAAGTCCACACTTCAATCAGTCTGCCCTATGATATAGTGAGCAGTTTAGTGTCATGCTCAGGACATCCAAGGAGGTTCAAGGCTTACGTAAGGTGCTCCCACCTGCTGTAAGCATCGTTAGATATCGTGTCCTTGTCTAGTTGAGCCACCTCTTCAGGTGTCATCTGTTCGCCATCATCGTAGATATCGCTGAACCTTGTGTCAGCTACAATCTTCCCATTCTGCATGGTAGGGTCAAAGTCATTTGCAAACTCTACGATATCTTTGACCCCACCAGTGTAGGGAGCAATGTCGGTGTTGGACAATGCCCAAGCTAACTCCATGCTGTGATATTGTGCTTTGTCTAGCTCTCGCCTAGTTTCCAAAGCCTCTTGTAAGTCCACACCAAGTTGCAGATACTCGTCTGTGCTGATGAAGACTTCGTTGTTGTTGTCGTTGTTTTGGTTGTTAGTTGGTCTAACCATTCCTGCTCCTTATTATCTTTATTCATTATTCATTATCTTTGATAATGAATAAAGATAAGCGACCCGTGCGTACGTGTAACGCACGCATTCATAAACACGATGCGTACATGATTAGCAAGTCTTGTTACATTCTATCTATAATTTTATCATCTTGCGTCCATGATTGCAACGATGCGTGTATCTTTATCTTCCCTTATTTTCCCCCGTCTTCCCGGTGCTGCGTACACAATAATTTTGCGTTGTAGCGATTTCGTTGTGGTTCGCCCCTCGCTGTCGGGATTTAAACGAATACCCTACAACTTAGAATATAGATCTCGCTTTGCGAGTTCTATATTCTAATCTCAACAAAGACTGGCGATAATTATGCCACCCCTACGCAAGCGATAGTTGGATTTCCACCAGATTCCGACCATAAAAAAAGGGCTAGGCTGGAAGAACCAACCTAACCCTTTGAACAAGCTAACAATCATTGTCGATGATTTCAATGTAAGCAACATTTAAACCCTCTTGACGCATGTCTGCAAAGGCTTGTTCTTTAGCAAGCTTATCTAACCTAGCCTGCTTTATCTGCTCTTGTGCGTCTGCCAGCAGATTGGCATCTATTTTGATGTACTTAGGCTGAGACAATCTTGGCTCCTTTCTTAACTAGAGCAGATACAGCTTTTTTATTAGCCTTACACCAGTTCTTTTGTTTATGACCAGTGCCATAATCATTTGAAAAGCCTTTTGCAGTCTGGAATGTTCTACCACACCTCGAACATGCGTAACTATGTTTGTTTCTACCGTGTTTGATAGGGCTTTTCAACTTCATCAATTCCATGACATCTAGCTTTTTAGGCTTGTCAACTAATGTCTCGGCTGACATACCTTGTAACCTGATAGCGTCTACAATTGCTGAAGTAATAGTCGCAACCATTTCTTCATTCATAACTGCTTGTTGTTTTTTTGAGTTAGCCATATATTTCTCCTTGGCTTGTTTATAAGAGAAAATCTCTCTATGTTTTTGTGCTATAGCATGCTGAAGTCAACAACACCCCAAGCTGGAGGCTTGCGAGCTTTTGCCGAACGTGCGTTCTTCACGCTCGTGAGTTCTGTCTTCAGATAGAGAAGACAGAATCGGTTGTTTACCAGTATGCTAAGCTAAGAAAACAGAGAGAGAACGCCAACCTGCGTAAGGTTGATGCCACTTAACAGGTGTCACATCTCGTGTGACACGAACTACGATAATGTTACGACTAGAACGAGCAGGGATTACTAAGGGATTCTATCCCTTGGTTCGTCTGGGGGACGAGACCCCCACCATGGGCTGACGAGGGGGTTGAGAGCCCAACGGCTAGGTTGCACGCTATCTCTGCGTGCAACTGAACATAAGCAGGGGGCTACGCAAGTGCGTAGATCCCCTACACGGACGCAAGATGCGTCTTATGTTCACACTAGTGCTAGCCGTAGGGCGTTGTAGGGTATTCGTATATGTTATGGTGGTACTCAGCGTGCTGAAACCCTACGTTGCACTTAGGGGACTATAGGGGTGTATGTGTGTACCCGTGCTATACGCTAGTAGTACGTTCTACGTCCTAACGTACCCCCTACTCTCTAAAGAAAAAGAATATATATAAATATATATTCCAAAAAGAAAGGTCTCTCTCCCCCATTGACAGAGCTGTTTTTTTTGCGATATTATGCTCTTTATGGCAGATAACAACAACCCATACAGGCAATCAACTAGAAGACTCAGACCTCAAGGTAAAACCTCCAAGAGGTTATCTAGCCTGACACCTGATGGTCTACGCAA